TAACCAAGTTATAAAGGAAAATAAAAAGCAGCAGAGAATGTATATAAGTTTAATTAAAGAACAATTAGAGGAATTATGAAGCAGAAAAAAACAACTATAAACATTGGAGACTTAGCTAGGTATTGTATGAAGTCAATAGCAGAATTTCCTATGTTAGAAAGACAAATAAGGTATATTTACATAAATGCTTTAGAAGATATTGAAAATGGAAAAACAGAAGATAACACTTGTCAAAATGCAATAATGTATATCGAGGGAGCAATACAGGATATATTATGATATTATTAGTAGATGCAGATAGTTTAATATTCGCTGCTTGTTATAAGAAACGTGAACACCCCGAAGATGAAAAGTACTATACAGATATAGAAGATGCAAGGGCAAAGTTTGATGAGCAATATATGTCAATAGTAAACCACCTTGAAGAAATGTACCAAATAGATAAGGTAATAACCTTTAGTGGATCAAAGGGAAACTTTAGAAAACTAATAACAAACGATTATAAAGCCAATAGAAAAAAACAAGAACTACCACCATTACTTCACGATATGCACCAATTTGTAAAAGACCATTACGATTCAGTATATGGTTATGGTATTGAAACTGATGATATGGTTGCAAGGTACTGGAAAGAACTAACCGATGAATTAGGTAGGGATGAGGTAATGATAGTATCAATAGATAAAGACTACAAACAATTCCCAGCTTTAATATACAACTATCACTATAAGCATAAAGAAGTATTAGACATTTCAGAAGATGAAGCATTGTATAATTTCTATGAACAAATGATTGTAGGAGATACTGCTGATAATGTAAACTACTTTAAAGGTAAAGGTGTAAGATTCGCACAAAAGTATTTTGAAGATTGCCAAACAAAATACCAATACACAAAAAAGTTATACGAATTATTTAAAGAACAATATAAAGGAAAAGCAAAACAAAAATACATAGAGTGCTACAACCTTTTAAAATTAAGAACCAATTAATATGAAAGGTTATATATATAGTGATCAATTACCAATGTTTGGTCATAAAGATATAATAGGTTATGGAACTGATGATTTTTATATTAAAGAGATGCTTAAAAAAGAAAGTAATAATATGATTATAAAAAACCATTATTCTCATAAAGTTGCTGGGTTTGCAACAACTTATATTTATTTAGGTGTTTATATTAAAAATGTTTTATTAGGTACTTTACAGTTTGGCTTTGCTATGAACGCAGCAAGTATGGATAAAATAGTTAAAAATACTGGTATTTATGAATATTTAGAATTAAATCGAATGTGGTTAAGTGATAAAGCATTAAGAAATAGTGAAAGCAAAGCAATTAGCTACTGCATTAAATATATAAGAAAAAAGTTCCCTAAAATAAAATGGATACAAAGTTTTGCAGATGAGCGTTGTGGTGGTTTAGGGATTGTATATCAGGCTGCAAATTTTAAATACTTTGGTGAGCATAGTTCTATTTTTTGGCAATTAGATAATGAATGGTATCATAATAAAGCAATGACTATAAAAGATATTAAAAAATCAAATAAAGCAGAAAAGTATTTACAAGCAAATAAAGAAAAAGCAAAAAAAATTGAGTTAAGGCAATTTCGTTATATTTATTTTATTTATCAAAATGTTATAAAAAATTGCATTTTAAAAGAACAACCATATTTAAAACATTATAATAACGATTAAAACGAATTAATGGATATACAAAAACACGAAATAGAACTTAATAGAATAAAAAGCTATGTAGATAAACATAGTGGATATGATATTAGCACAAGGTCAAGGAAAGCAGAAGTAGTATTGTTTAGAACATTGTACTTTAAAATAGCAACCGATACTACCAGCTGGTCATTACAAAAAATAGGGCAAACAGTAAATAGGGATCACGCAACAGTATTACACGCAAAGAAAAAACTATATGCTGAACTGATGCAAAATAAACATCTAACAAACCTATATGAAATATATAGAATAGAAGTATTAGGGCAACAAGTAAATACGTACTATAAAGATGTAGAACAATACAATAGGCTAAAAGAAAAGTATAACGATTTACTGGCTTTAAAAATACCTAAAAATTTAGGTTACGAACTAACCAAAAACGAAACTGCATATAGAAAACTATCTGATGAAGATAAAAAGGTATATGATGAACGTGCGGAACTTGTACTAAAGTCTTTTGAATGGAAACGTAAAGAAGAACAAAGAAAAGAAGTATACGATATAATAATTGGTGAACCAACAGTAACCGATGCAAGAGCAACTTTAAGATAAACAAATATGGACTGGGAATTAGAAATACAACTGCACTACCCACACGATAGATTTATGTTAGGGTGGGAATTTTTACAAGCAACAGAAGAATATAATTATAGAACTATAAAACTATATTTATTTATAGTAACATTTACTTTAGACTTTTGATATGGTAACAGTTAACAGCATTAGTGGTGGTAAAACATCTGCATATTTAATGAAACATTACCCAGCAAACATAAATATATTTTCTTTAGTTAGGGTTGAAGATAAAGATAACCTATGGATGAAAGGCAAGGATGAAAAAACAAGGCAATTAGTTTCAGATAAAATAGGCAAAGAATTTATAGGTACTGTTGAAATGGACGAGATAATTTATACAATTTTAGATTTAGAACAACATACAGGGCAAAGCGTAAATTGGGTTGCTGGAGAAACATTTGAAAAAGTAATAAAAAATCATAGCAATTACCTACCTAATAAAATGGCAAGATTTTGCACAACTGATATGAAAATTATACCAATATTTAATTTCTTAAAAAAACATACAGAATTGCCTGTAAAAATGAGAATAGGCTTAAGACCAACAGAAAAAAACAGAATGGCTAATATATTAGAACGTGCTGATGAAAATGGTTTAGAACACTTTAAAACAATAATTGGCAAATCTAAAAATGGCAAACAAAACAAGTGGGGAGAAATACCTTATAGATATGTTGAATTCCCCTTAATAAAAGATAACATAAAAAAAGATATTATATATAATTATTGGGATAATCAAAATGTTAGGTTTGCTTATAGAAATAATTGTGTTGGGTGCGTAAATAGAAACCCATTATTTTTATCACATATAGCACAAAAAGATAAAGAAAGTTTTAATTGGTTTGTTAAACAAGAACAAAGAACTAAAAACAAATTTAATTCAGAAGTAAGCTATAAAGACATTTTAAAATTTGGAGTACAAAACCAATTATTTGATGATGATTTTAACGAATGCGATACTGGATATTGTGGAATATAAAATAGAGTAACAGTAGCAGCTAAAAACCTTAAGAGAAACTTTATAGGCATTGAAATGGATGACAAATACTTTGAGATAGCAAAAGAGAGAATCAATAATATTAATTTAAAACTTAACTTTTAATATGATGCAATTAATAAAAGGGGAATGTATAGAAGTAATGAAAACAATACAAGATAATAGTATTGATGCAATTATAACCGATCCCCCTTATGGAACTACATCTTGTAAGTGGGATAGTGTAATAGATTTTGATTTAATGTGGGAACAACTTAATAGAATTATAAAACCAAACGGTGCAATAGTGTTATTTGGTAGCCAACCATTTACAAGTGCTTTAATTAGCAGTAATTACAAAGGTTTTAAATACGAATGGATATGGTTTAAAAATATGGGTGGAAACCCTTTAAATGCTAAAATAACACCAATGAAACAACACGAAAATATTATAGTTTTTGGTAATAAAAAAACAAACTATTACCCAATAAAAGAAGAGAGGGCAAAAAGTGGATTAAATAGAGTACGTTCTTCTGCTATAATAGGTGGGAATATAAAAGACGATGCAGTTTATGGAAAAACAAATATGATAAAAACTAAATATGATGATTTGCGGTATCCCAAAACAGTTCAAATGTTTAATGTTCAAAGAGGACTACACCCCACACAAAAACCTGTTGCATTAATGGAGTACCTAATAAAAACATATACCAACGAAAACGAAACAGTATTAGATTTTACGATGGGTAGTGGTTCAACTGGAGTAGCTGCTAAAAACCTAAATAGAAACTTTATAGGTATTGAACTTGATGATAACTATTTTAACATAGCAACTAATAGAATTAATAATATTAATTTAAAACTTAACTTTTAATACGTTTACACTTGACTTTTAAATGAAAAAAAAAACACATATATCAAAAGCAGTTCTTAAAAATACTGGATATACTCAAAAAAATACCCCAAGTATTAATGAACTTAAACAAACAATAAAACCAAATAAAATAAAAGTAATTTGTAATTATGATTATTATATACCAACTAATAACTGCTTTTGTATACATTGTGAAAAATTAAGAATGGAAATAAAATTAAAAAAACAAAATATATACTAAACTAAAAACAAAGAAATAAAACGTTATATAATTGAATAAACAAAATACTTTCAATATGGATAAAAGAAAAAATAATGGTGGTAAACGTGATGGTGCAGGTAGACCAAAAAAAGCTGATGAATTAAAACTAATTGAAAAGTTAGATAATCTTATTGATAATGATGAAGTGATCAAAACATTAGGCAAACAAATATTCAAAGGTGATTCACGTGCAATGTCATTATACTTTGGTTACAGATATGGTAAACCAAAAGAAACAGTAGATATAAATTCAAGCGAGGGTTTCAATATAAACTTTAAAGATATTATAAGGTTTAAGTGATAGATGTAAACTTAAAGTACGAACCAATAAAAACATCAGATGCAAGATATTTTATTGTAACTGGTGGTAGGGGTTCTGGTAAGTCTTATTCAATTAACCTATTGCTTTTGCTTTTAACATTTGAAGCAGGGCATACAATTCTATTTACAAGGTTTACATTATCATCTGCATACATATCTATTATACCAGAATTTATAGACAAAATAGAAACACTTGAATTGCAAGACCATTTCTATATAACTAAAAACGAAATAATAAATAAGCTATCTGGAAGTAAGATAATATTCAAAGGTATCAAAACATCAAGTGGGGATCAAACTGCAAATCTAAAATCACTTACTAATATATCTACTTGGGTAATGGATGAAGCAGAAGAACTTGTTGATGAAAACATCTTTGATAAAATAGACTTATCAGTTAGAAACTTAAAAAACAAAAATAGGGTTATACTTATATTAAACCCAGTTACAAAAGAACATTGGATATACAACAGATTCTTTCAAGATAAAGGGGTACAAGCTGGTAGTAATACCACAAAAGGCAATACAACGTACATACACACTACTTATTTAGATAATGTAGAAAACCTATCAAAAAGTTATTTAGAGCAGATAGAAAGCATTAAAATACGTAGGCCGAATAAATACAAGCATCAAATGTTAGGGGGTTGGTTAGAAAAAGCTGAGGGTGTTATATTTACTAATTGGTCAATAGGTGAATTTAAAAAAGTAGGTGTATCAGTCTTTGGTCAAGATTATGGTTTTGCAAATGATGAAAATACTTTAGTAGAAACCAATATAGATACTACAAACAAAATAATCTATTTAAAGGAATGTTTTTATTTAAAAGCACTTACTACATCACAAATAGCTGAA